AGCAAGGGCTAGGCGACGAGATTTGCGCCGCGAGCATGTACACGGACGCAATCGCCAAGTCCGAGCGCGTAATCCTCGACACCGTGCCGCGTCTTGTGGGCTTGTTCGCGCGGTCGTTCCCGCAGGCGAAGGTCTACGCCACGCGCGGCGACAAGGTGCTGGACTGGGATGCAGAAGATGCCGCGCCGGACGCGAGCATCACCGGGATGCAGTTGGGCGAGTATTTCCGCACCGCTGGCGACGCGTTCCCGAGCGGCGCGTACTTGAAGCCGTGCCCTATCCGCACGCAAGGATGGCGCACGCACTTTGACAGCCTGCAACGCCCCGTTATCGGCGTGGCGTGGACGGGCGGGATCTTGCAAACGGGTGCCAAGTGGCGGCGCTGGACGCTGGAGGACTTGCTCCCGCTGTTCCGTTCGATGCCGGAAGCGCACTTCATCTGCTTGGAGTGGAAGGACGCGCACGACGAGATTGCGCGATTCCACGTGAAACATCCCGACGTTGACCTCGTGCAGTACCCGTGGGCGACGCTCACCGACGACTACGACGACACGGCGGCACTCGTTGCGGCGCTCGATTGCGTCGTGTCGATGCAGACAAGCGTGATCCACCTTGCGGGCGCGCTCGGCGTGCCAACGCACGTGGGCGTGTGCAAGGTGAGCCAGTGGCGTTACGGCGAGTCGGGCGACTCGATGCCGTGGTACGGCAGCGTGCGCCTGCACCGGCAGCGCAAAGACGATTCTTGGCCGATGGCCGACATAGCGAGGGCTGCGAGCGCAGATGTCTACTGAGCAATACGCGTACCAGTACGCACGTTCGTTAGCCGAGTCGATGTGGCGCAAGCATTACAAGGACGTAGCGCCGGATTGGAAGCCGCTGGACGACCTAATCGGCGTGCTAACGCAAATCGACAACATGACGACGGGGCTAAAGCGTGCTGATTAGCGACCACTACCGCGACCAGCAGGCGCAGATGCACGAGCGGTACGACTACGGCACCGCGTCGCTCCAGTACGCGCCGATGGTCGCCAAGCTGATGAACGCGAACGACGTGCGCGTCCTGCTTGACTACGGCGCGGGGCGGCTGAATCTTGCGCGTGCGCTGTCGGACGGGCTGCTGGTCAATCACAAGTTCAGTTACATCCCCTACGAGCCAAGCAATCCGAAGTTCGCGGACACGCCCGAGCCGTGCGAGATGGTCGCGTGCATCGACGTGCTTGAACACATCGAGCCGGACCTGTTGGACAACGTGCTGGACGACCTGAAGCGCGTAACCGCCAGCATCGGGTTCTTTACCGTCGCATGCGGGCCGGCGCAGAAGTCGCTTCCCGACGGGCGTAACGCGCACTTGATCCAGCAGCCGCCGGAGTGGTGGCTTCCGAAGATCATGGAGCGGTTCGACCTGTACACGTTCCAGCGCACGCCAGGCGGGTTCGCGGTGTCGGTGGCGTCCAAGGACATGCCGGAATGATTCGGCTGTTCACCGGCCACGACGCCCGCGAGGAAGTGGGCACGTGGGTCTTTGCGTCGTCCGTGCTGCGCAACTGCTCGGAGCCGGTGCAATTTATGCCGCTGTACAAGCCGGCGCTGGAGTCGGCGTACCGCGAGACATTCAAGGAAGGCACAAACGCGTTTACCGCGTCGCGCTTCCTCATCCCGGCACTGTGCGATTTCTCAGGAATGGCGATCTTCGCCGACGGTGCCGACATGGTGTGCCGTGGCGACCTCGCGGAACTGATGGCGCTGCACGACCCGCAGAATGCGGTAAGCGTGGTGAAGCACGACTATGTTTCGCGGCACGAGCGCAAGTACATCGGCACGCGCATGGAAGCGCGGAATGAAATGTACCCGCGCAAGAATTGGGCATCGCTTATGGTCATCAACTGCGCGCATCCGGCATGGCGCGCGGTGACGCCGGCCAACGTGGCGAACTGGACGCTGCTGGAACTGCTGCAGTTGCGCTTTCTGCCGGACTCGTTTATCGGGTCGCTGCCGCTGCGGTGGAACTGGCTGGCCGACGAATACGGGCCGTCGAGCGACGCGCGCATCCTGCATTGGACGGCGGGCATTCCGGGATTCCCGGCGTATGCCGACGCCGACATGGCCCCCGTGTGGCGCTCCGCGCACGAGCGCATGAACTACGCAACGGACTGACATGGCTATCACCAACTTTGGCACGTTGCGAGCCGCCGTGGCGGACTTCCTGCATCGCAGCGACTTGACTGCCGCCATTCCGACGTTCATCGAGTTCGCCACCGCGCGATTCTCGGACGAACTTAAGACGCCGGAGATGGAGGCGATTTACACCACGACGGTCGCGACCGAAGAATACATCGCGCTGCCGGACGACTTCCGCTCCGTGCGGCTGCTGATGGCTGCGGACAAGCCGCTGGAGTACCTGACGCCTTTCGAGTTGCAGGAGTACGCACGCCGGCAGTACCGCCCGCCGATCCCGGTCTACACGATCCAGGACATGCAGCTTCGGATTTACCCGGTGCAGACGGATCTAGAGGTGTTCCTTACGTACTACTCCGCGCTAACGCCGCTGATTAACGACACGGATACGAACTGGCTGCTTAGGAAGCGCCCGGACGTGTACCTTCACGCCGCGATTGCCCAGGCGCGCATCTATCTGCACGACGACCAGCGCGTCCTGATTGCGCAGCAGATGACCGACAAGTTCATTGCCGAGGCAAATCGCGCTGCCAAGCGCATCGCTATCGGTAGCTCGCCGCTTACCATTACCCCGGCTTGATGACATGGCATTTCAAAACATCGCCGTAAGGCAGTCTCGGCCCTTTTTGTTGACGGGCCAAGCGTCGCCGCTGTCGCTGTCGTTCACCTCTTCGGTCGCAGCAAATAGCACGATTGTTGTCATTGGAAGCGCTATCGACGCAACAGATCAAGCGGCGCTTCTGGGCACAGTGTCGGGCGGTTCCGCGACGTGGGGTGCAGCAACGAACACGCGTTCAGCAAGCGACTTTTTGCCGAACGTCTTTGCTGCCGTAGGCGAAAACGCATCAGCCGGGACGCCGAGTTTTTCAGTGCCGTTTTCGACTAACGGCGCGGCGTCTACCAACTTTCGTTTTACCGGCGTTTTGCTGGAAATTGAAAAGACGCCGACGACCGGCGTTGTGGGCAATACGGTAACCGGCACTAGCACGGGTGCAACTAGCACTTCCACCAGCGCAACCGGCACATTGGCGCAAACGGACAATTTGCTGGTGCTGTGTGCAGGAGGATGGTTTGGCTTGCCGGTTAACCCGGGTAGCTGGACATCGCAGCTGACGCAGCAAAACGGCACGTTTATCGGGTGCCAAGTTTCGACGCGCAAAGTCACCGCGACGACGACGCAAACCGGCACGGTTTCGCACGACAGCGCGCCCGCTGCCAGCGCAATCATGCTGGTGTTGAAAGCGGTTGACGACTCGACGTTCCTGTATGAATTCGAGTTCCCCGCTACCGGAACGGGCTCGATGCCGTCAGCACAGTCGGGCATCAAGGCGATTGTTTGCCGCAACCGCGACCCGTACACAACGGGGGCTTATGAGTATTACTCGGCGCTGACAGCGGAAACCGGGACGAAGGCGGGCGACTCTACAACGCGATTGCTTCGGATCACGTCGGGCTTGCCGTCGGGACTGTCGCTGTCGGACACGCTGCGTGTTTCCATTGAGACGAGCGACGCGTCCGTGGCTAACGTCGGGTGGTCGCCTGGCACGGTAAAGGCGGTTTAAGCAATGGCCGTCGATTACATCGCGATCATTCGCGACGACAACACGCTTTTTCACCAAGGCCCGTCTGGCGTTCTGGAAGTCCTGCAGGGCTGGGGGTCGGGCGCATCTTTCCCCGAAACCACGCCGCAACCGTCAGGTTGGACGTCCTATGTGCCTTGGGCGCACCTGATGCGTGATGCGACCGGCGCGCGGGCTGCGCTGTCCGCTGCGGATGCCGGGCGTCCGTGGACTGATACGCGTGCGCGGCTTGGAAATAGCGCGGTCAACTCGCGCATCCACGCTCGTCACATGCAAATGCTGTGGCTGGTCGGCGGCGTTTGGCAAGTTGGCTACTACAACGACATTTTTGATAACGTCATCTATCCGTTTGACTGGCTGGAGTCGAATCAAGCGACGATGCCTGCGCCGAACTATCGGCGATTCGAAACGGGCGGCGGCACGTCGATGCGCGCAATCAGCTTGGCGAACGACTCGCGCAACCCGTCGATTCCCAATCAGTACCGCGACTGGCAGTGGCACCCGTTCGGCTCGCGCAATCTTGTGCCGCCCGGCTGGACCGGCGCGCTGTCGTGTTTCTTCGCTCGGCGTATTGTGGACGAGCCGGGCGGGCCGGACGATCGCGCGCAAATGAACATGCTTGCCGGCTGTTCGTGGGACTGGTACCTGTCGCAAGTGCTGTCGTCGCCGCCCGAGCAAGGCGTAAATGTGTTGTACGGCGGCTTCTCGCGGCTTAAGTACCTGACTAACGATTGGCAGCTGTTCTGCAACACAAACCTGACGGAATCGCAGCTGCGGGCCAACCCGCCGCCGATCACGGGGCTGGACTTGCTGGAGTTGAACGCCGAGCCGCCGCCGCCGGTAACGCCTCCGCCCCCGACGTTTACAAAAGGCGTATTCGTGACGCGTTTGTCGTCGGGTCGTGGCCGGTGGATCAGCAAAGATCCCGCCGTTGCGGAGCCGCCCGTGTGGCTCCAGCCCGCGCCCGCGCCGACGGTTCGCATTGGCGACGTAGTGTCGATCTCGCCGCAGCTGACAAACCCCGGGGTTCCGGCCGCAACGTTCACCAAGCAATCTGGCGCGACGTGGGCGACGGTCAACGGCACGACGGGCGCGGTAACCGGCACTGTGGCGGGCGCTACGGGCACTCAAACGGTCGTCGTGCGCGCGTCGAACGCGTCGGGCGATGCGGACTTGACGATCACGTTCACAGTACTGGCGGCCAACGTAACGCTTCCCGACCCGGAAGACGATAGCAGATGGGAGCGTTTACCGCGTGACGTTGAAGTGTGGATTCGCGTGCCGAGGAATACGGCATGACGCCTAACATTCCGCTTGTCGCGTGGGACCCCGATGGCGACCCGACGCGGCCCGGCGTCTTGGTTGAAGTCGAAAATCTCGTGCCAAGCGCCCGTGGTTTCGTGTCGGACTTGAACACGGGTTTGTTTAACGGCGTTGTGCTGCCGAGCAAGTGCTACGGCGGCGACACGGTAACGCTCCCAAGCGGCGACCGCGCGCTGTTGCTGGCGACCTCGTCAGACGTGTACGCGTACACAAGAGTGCTGCCGCTGACGCTCAGGTCAAGGACTTCAGGCGGGGCTTACACACAAGTTAATTGGCCGGGCACGGGCTGGCGGTTTGCTCAGTTCGGCGAGCAGACGCTAGCGATTCAGCGCGATAACGTGCTGCAAGCGACCAGCAACATCGGCACGACCAATTTTGCAAACGTAAGCGGCGCTCCGTCTGCGTACACGATTTGCGTTGCGTCTAATTTCGTGATGGTGGCGAACACCGAGGACGCGCCAGCTGCGAACACCTTCCGCTTTGCTGATGCGTGGTGGTGCAGCGCGCTTGGCAGTCACAGTGACTGGACGCCCAGCCTTGCGACGCAGTGCGACCGAGGGCGGCTGCGGGAAACTCCAGGGCCGATCTTGCGCCTGTTCTCGTACGGCCCGGACGTGCTGGCGTTTAAAAAAAACTCGATCATCCGTGGTCGCTACGTCAACCGGCCCGCCGACGGGATTATTTGGCAGTGGACGACGATTACGTCGGAGATCGGCATCGTCGGGCATGACGCGGTGTGCCAAGTGGGCGGCATCGTGTACTTCCTGTCGGATGACGGTGTCTACGCTTTCAACGGATCGACGCTGCGTCAAATTGATTCGTTCCCGCGCCTGTGGTTCACGCGGCAAATTGCTAATACCCTTCCTCCATCGGATGCGTACCTTGCGCTAACGCAAGCTGTATACGACCAAAAGCGCGGCGTAATCCGCTGGCATTTTGTCGAAAATATCTACGACCAACAATTTAACGCGTGGAAAGGCGGCTGCTTGACGTACCACGTCAAGTCGAACCGCTGGGGCTATTCGCCGATGCACGCGTGCGATTGGGCGCTAAGGCTACCGGACGGCGTTTCGTTCTTCGTTGACTCCGGGACGTTCGGCAACGGGCTGCAAGAATCGCTAGATGCACAGGAAAGCGCAGTAGTCGCCGGGTTTGTCAGCGCGCTGAACCGGCAAGTGCGGACGTACATTTTGGCGACGGTCAACGCCGTGGCGATAACGGGTGACATAGGCGACGACGAAACCGTCATTGCAGCCACCCGTGCGCGTTTGCGGTTCCTGCGGTCGCCGGCCGCATGTACCGCTACGCATTTCCACCGCATGAATCTTGGCAATGAGCCGACCGTCGGGGAAACGTCAACCCGTACTGACGGCAAATTCGACTTTTCGCACTCGGCGCGGTGGCATCGGCTGCGGTTCGACATCACCGGGCCGTTTGAGATTAACGGCATGCGTTTTGAAGGCGCTCCGGCGGCTAAGCGATGAAAAGCGTATCTATCGACAGTCGCCTCGCCAACATCGACCCAGCGGTCGCGGAACTGCTGCGTGAGATGGCCGAGGCGATCAACAGCATCGGGCCGCGCGTCGTGACGTGTTTTGGCACGCCCGAGGGCGCGGTAGTCGGGCGGCGCGGGCAGATCGCGCTGCGGCTTGACGGCGGGTCGACAACGACGCTGTACGTCAAAACTTCGGGCGACGGCACTAACACTGGCTGGACGGCAAAATGACTTATGAAGAGTTGCTCGCGCTTATCAACCCGCAGAACGCGTACACCTACGACCAGCAGATCGGCGGCGGCAGCGAAGGGTACATGTCGGTTCCGACGACGGTCCCCAACGCGTACCTGATGGACCCGTCGAACCCGGCGGCGGGCTATGTGTGGGACGGTGGCGATGGCTCTTTGCAAAGCGTGATTCCGCGCGCAAGCGGTGGGCAGGACTGGACGCAGTACGCGCCCGGAGGTGCGGTGACCGGCACCGGGTTTTCGCAGGACACGTCCAAGTGGTACGACTCGCTGTTGCGTGCCGGCGCGGTGCTGGGCGGCCCGGCGCTTGCTATGAACGTGCTTCCGGGTCTGCTTGCTGGTAGCGCCGCGCCCGCTGCTACTGCGGCTCCCGTGGCAGGCTCCAGCATGTCGCCAAGTATCGGGGCGGCGGTTGCGGGCGCAGGCGCTGCGGAAACGCTGCCGGCTGTTGCGGGCGGTCTTGGCGCGGGCAGCGGCGTAGCAGGGGCCATTGAAGGAATGATGAGCGCCGCTCCAGGCGCTGCTGCTACCGCTGCCACTGCGCCGACGTGGGCGTCCATGCTTGGCTCTGGCGCGTCGTCGCTGCTGTCGAATCCGGCGCTGTTGGCAGCAGGGGCGGGCGCGCTCGCGGGCGTCGCCGGTAACAGCGACATGACGAACACAAGCACGACCTCGACGAGCCTTGCGCCGTGGCTGCAAGGCGCCGCGCAGGATTTCGTCGGTCGCGCGGGGCAACTGGCTAGCGGCCCGGCTAGCAACGCGACGATGGATCAGGGGCGCGGCCTTCTGTCGAACATTGCCACGCAGGGCGACCCGCTGGTCAACGCCGCGCGCGGGCAGCAGGCGAACGTAATCGGCGGCGGGATGCTGAACAGCAATCCGTATCTCGACCAAGTCGCCGGCAACGTCGGGCGGCGCATGGGCGACGCGTATGCGGTCGGTACGCGCGCGGGGCAAATGGGCGCGGCGTCGCAATCGGGCAATTGGGACTCGGCCGGCGCGCAAGAAGCCCTTGGGCTGCGGGATCGCAGTTTCGCGGACTCGCTGGGCAGCACCATGTCGAACCTGTACATGGGCAATTACAACCAGGAGCGTGCCGCGCAAGACAACGCTTCGCGATCCTCGCTCGGGTTCGGCAACTTCGCTGCCGGCAACGCGCAAAACCTGTACGGCGTCGGGCAGCAGGACTGGCAGCGCCCGTACTTTCAAAACCAGCAATTCGGCGCGGCGATCAATCCTGCGTTCGGCTCGCAGGGCACGCAGTCGCAGACGATCAACGCCCCGAACAACTGGATGGCCGGCATGGGCGGCGCTGCGCTTGGCGCGGGTCTCTATCGTTCGATCTTCCCCCCGGCGAGGTAATCCGTGGCTGGACTTCTTGGCGACCAATACACACCCGACCCGCTCGCGCAGGGGCTGCTCGGACTCGGCTCGGCGTTACTGACGCCGCGTCAACTCGGCGGCGGGCTAATGGCGGGCGCGAACGCGTTTACGCAGGGCGCGACGCAGGCGGCGATGCTGCGGCAGCAACAGCAGCAGGCGGCAGAGCGCGCGGCACTGCTGCGCGAGCGCACGGACATGGACCGCGAGGAATTCGGGTTTAAGCGGCAGCAGTACGAAACGGCGCAGCGCGACGCGCAGGCACGGCAGGCTCGCATTGGCGAGGTTCGCCAGCGCATCGCCACGGAAAAGCCCGAGCTGCTGCCGCTGTTCGACATGAACCCGGACGAGGCAATGAAACGCCTGTTCCCGGCGCAGCCGAAGATCGGTGACGTGTCTCCGAAGGACTACACGCCCGATTCCATCGCGCAGTTCATGCAGACAAACGACCCATCAAAACTAGTCGCGGCTCGCAAGATGGAGAACATGGGCGGCGTTGCGCGCAACCCGTACAACATCCCCGAGGGCACGCCGATCAACGACCCGAACTCGCTGATGCACACCGCGCCGGGTGGCCAGATCGTCACCAACAACCCGCTGCTGCTTGCCAAACAGAGCATTGCGAAGTCGGGCGCGACCAACATCGGACTGCCCAAGATCGAAGTCAAGATGGGCGATAGCGTTGGCGGGCAAGTTGGGCCGATGCTTGCAGCCAGCGCGACCGCCGTCGGTGGTGCCGTCAAAATGGCCGACGCTGCGGAACGCATCCTTGGCGCGGTTGAGCAGGGCGGCGTCATTGCTGGTCCGACCGCATCGCTGCGGCTCAAAGGCGCGCAAGTCGCGTCCATGCTCGGCATCGGTGGCAAGGATGCCGTAGCGCAGACCCGGCAAGTGATTCGTGGGCTGGCCGAGTCGTCCGTCGAGGCTCGCAAAGAACTTGCCGGTCAAGGCCAAGTCACGGAGAACGAGGCGAAGGCGGTCGATAAAGCGCTGTCCGGCAACATCGACGACCTGACCGTCGAAGAGATCCGCGACATTGCGAGACTGAATCTGCGGCACGCCGCTGGCCGTGCGCGGCAGCATCAGCAATACCTGTCGTCCATGCCCGAGTCGCTTTCGCCTGCCCGTCCGTTTTACACGGTGCCGGGTATGGATCGGCTGCTGCAGATGGACCCGTCGAAGTACGAAATCCGCAAGCCGCCGCCGGCCAGCGTTCAGCCTGACGGGCGCACGGTGCAAGGCACCATTGGGCAGTCTGCTTCTCCCCGCGTGATGCGGTTCGATGCCAACGGCAACCCGGTGAAGTAACATGGCGCGTTACGCGGAAATGCACGACGGGACTCGGCTGGAGTTCCCGGATGGCACGTCGGACGATGTGATTCAGCAAACCGTCCGCAAGGTGCTAGGGCAGCAACCGAGTCGCCCCGGTGCGCTGGAGCGTGGCGTGCGCGGCGTCATGCAGGGCTTGCAGGACGCGCCCGACGCGCTCAAGCAGATCCAGTCGCGTATGGGCGCGGCGCTCGGTGTGCCGGGTGCTGCCGATGCGGTGAAGTTTTGGGACGCCGACATCAAGTCCAAGAACGACGCGTATCAGCGCGACGTGCGCGGCGGGCAGACTGACTTTGACTTTGGGCGGCTCGGCGGGAACATGGCATTCACCGCGCCGCTGTCGGCTGCTGCGCCTGCGTCGCTCGGTCGTGCGGTGCTGGGCGGCGCAATCAGCGGTGGCGCTGCCGGCGGGTTGCAGCCGGTTACGCAGGGCGAGTTCCTGCCCGAGAAGGTCAAGCAAGTCGCCACGGGTGGCATTGCTGGCGCAGTGACCGCGCCGCTAACCTACGGGCTGTCGCGCGTCATCAACCCGCAGTCGTCCGATGAAGTTCGGATGCTGCGCGAAGCGGGCGTTACGCCGACGCCTGGACAGATGCTCGGCGGGCGCGCGAAGTTGGCCGAGGAAAAGGCGGCCAGCATCCCGATTCTTGGGTCGGCGATCAAAGCCGGTCAGACGCGCGCCAATGAGCAGTTCAACGCTGCCGCCGTCAATCGTGCGCTCGCGCCCGTCAACGAAGTGCTGCCGAAAGGCACCACGGGATACGAAGCGATTCAGTTTGCCGAAAAGACGCTGCGCAGCAAGTACGACGACGCGCTGTCGGCCATCGGTCCTGTGCGCCTTGATCAGCAGTTGTCGGTGGACTTGCGCGGCGTCTATGGGCAACTCTCGACGCTGCCGAAAGACAAGGCCGACCAGTTCGCGCGGATCGTGCAGAAAGAAATCGGCGACCGCGCTGCTAGCGGCACGCTGACGCCCGAGGCGATGAAAGCTGCCGAGTCGAATATCGGCAAGCAGGCGAAGGCGTATCTGCGCAATGACGACTTTGACGTGCGCCAACTCGGAGAGGCGCTCGATTCTGCGCAAGACGCGCTGCGAGCGATGGTGCAGCGGCAAGCACCGCCGCAAGCTGCGGAAGCGTTGAAAGCCGCAAATACCGGTTGGGCGAATTTCAAGCGGGTCCAGCGCGCGGCGAGTTACGTCGGGGCCGAGGATGGCGCGTTTAACCCGTCGCAACTGCATAGCGCCGTCAAAGCAACCGACCGCAGCAAGGATCACGCGGCGTTCGCTCGCGGTGGGGCGCTGATGCAGGACTTGTCGTCGGCCGGCAAGAAGGTGCTTGCCAATCAGATCCCGAACAGCGGAACCACGGATCGCCTGCTGGGCGCGGCGGCGCTCGGCGCTCCGATGGTTGATCCGACGGGCACCAGCTTGGCGACGCTGCTAGGGCTGGGCGGCGCGTCGCTGCTCTACACGCCCACCGGGCAGCGCGCTGCCGCCGGCCTGCTTGGAAGCCGTCCCGAAGCGGCCGCGCCGGTTGCCGATGTAGTGCGGCGGCTAGGGCTTCCTGCGGGCATGGCGCTTACGCCAGCGCTGCAAAACCTTCTCTCCCAATAGCACGACTATGGGAATCAGGCCCGACAGCGCGCCGGCAGCGGCAATGCGCCACATTTGTTCGTCCGTCATCCGCTAACCCTAGCACGCTTGCCATGCAGCCGACCAGCCCTATCGAGCTTACCGAACGCGAAGAAGCCATTGCGCAGCGCGCCGCAGAAATCGCCGTTCGCAAGATGACTGACGAGTTTTACGGCAGCGTCGGCCGCACGGTCATTAACCGCCTGTTAATCATCATCGGCGCGGCGTTCGTTGCGTTTGCGGCGGGCAAAGGCTGGCTGTTGAAATGATGGTCCACGTGTGGGACTGGCTGGTGTTTATCGCTTGCCTCGCGCTGCTGTACTTCGCGCTTAAATGACCCCCGCAGAACTGCTCGCCATCTCGCGCGAGCCGAACGTCGCGGCGTTCCTGCGCGTCATCCGCGCGTGCGAGGGCACGGCCGGCGACAACGGCTACCGGATGCATTTCGGCGGCGAACTGTTCGATTCCTACGCCGACCATCCGCGCCGACTGATCGTCAAAAGCGGATACCGCTCGACCGCAGCCGGCGCGTACCAGTTTCTAGAACGGACTTGGGACAGCGCTGCAAAGCAATACGGGCTGCCCGACTTCACGCCGTCGATGCAAGACGCGGGCGCAGTGGCGTTGCTAATCCGCCGTCAGGCGCTTGATGCCATACGTGCGGGGCGATTAGCCGAAGCGGTCGAGCTGACCAGTCAAGAGTGGGCGTCTTTGCCGGGTAGCCCATACGGGCAACCGACCCGAACGATGGGCTTCGTCGCCCGCGTGTTTGCCATGCACGGCGGGGGCGAGAACGTGACGCAGCAGTCACCTCCGCCCGTGGACGCCCGCCCGAACGAAGCGCCGTCCGGTTTCGACCTTCCAAACCTGCACACCGCGCCGCCTTCAATCGACACGTCGCCTAAACCTGTCGATCCGCCGCCCCGGAGTAAACCTATGGCACCTCTTGTCCCCGCACTGATCGGCCTGCTGACCAGCGTCGCGCCCGATCTTGTCCGCATCTTCTCCGACAAAGACAAGCCCGTCTCCGAGCGAAACACCGAGGCGGCGATCAAAGTGCTGGACATCGCCAAGCGCGTGGCCGAGTCGCCTACGCCCGCAGCCGCCGTCGAGGCGATCGTGGCGGACCCGGCGAAAGGGCAGGCGTTCCGCGAGGCCGTGCAAGCGTCCTGGTACGAACTGTCGCCGGGCGATGGCGGTGGCGTTACGGGGGCGCGTCATGCGCTCAAGGAAGCCGTGGAGCGGCCGGGCTGGGCTGGCGTCATCGCGGCGGCGAACCAACTAGCGATGGACGCTGCGGTCGTTGGTGGCGGCGGCTGGATCATGTGGCAACTTGCCACGGCTGCCGGCACGCCCGCCGAAGTCAAGACGCTCATCATCGGCAGCATCGCCGGCTACATCGCGGCGGTCATCCAGTTCCGATACGGGTCGAGCGTCAGCAGCCGCGCAAAAGACAACGCGCTGGTGCAGCAACTCGGGCAAAAGTAGTAGCTCAAAGGTTAGCAACCGCCCCACGGAGGGCAACCTTGAAACGCCGCACCAAGCAGGCGCCGCTGGCGCTCGTCACTTGGCTCGACGCAAGTTTTTCGCTGGACGTTCACTGGCAGGACGGCACGCAGCCGCGCCCGCCAAAGGCACGCGAACACGTCTGTCTCACCGCCGGGTGGCTCACGCACCTCGACGGCGAGTTCGTGCAGATCACGCAGACGATCACTCAGGGCCAGCACGCGAACGTAGCGAACATCCCGCGCGGGATGGTGCGGTCGATACAAGTTCTAGAGGTTGCGGGCGAACTGGAGATGTAATGGCCGAGCGGAAAGCGACCGACAAGCAACTGCTGGAAGCGTACCGACAGCACCAAGGCAGCACAATCAAGATTGCGGCCGAATTCGGCATGTCGACCCGGCGCACGACGACCCGCCTTCGCAACCTTGGCATCGTGGCATCGAACGTAGAAGGCGGCGCACCTAAGCGCATGTTCCCGACTGCCGCGCCCGTTGAGTTCACCGTCGCGGATCTTCCCGACGACGATATCGACGTGGACGAACTAGTCGAGCATCGCATCCGCCAATTCGAGAAAAAGGTCGCGCACGCGGACGCGACCCGCGCCATCCCCGTCAAGATCCGCCTTGCCGGCCCTATCGGCATCCTGCACTTCGGTGACCCGCACGTTGACGACGACGGCACCGACCTTGCGCTGCTGCGCACGCATTCTGACCTGACAAAGGTCGAAGGCGTGTTCGGGGCCAATGTCGGGGACACGACAAACAACTGGGTTGGCCGGCTCGCCAAGCTGTACGCGGAGCAATCGACCAGCGCCTCGCAGGCGTGGAAGCTCGCGGAGTGGTTTATCGGCCGCACCCGCTGGCTCTACATGATCGGCGGGAACCACGACGGATGGTCGGGCGCAGGCGACCCGATCAAGTGGATCGCCAGACAATCCAAGGCGCTCTACCAACCTTCTAGCGCCAGGATGCAACTGGAGTTTCCCGGCGGGCGCACGGTCATTGTGAACGCGCGCCACGACTTCGTGGGGCACTCGCAGTACAACCCGTCGCACGGCCCGATGAAGGCGCTGATGTTCGGAGTGCGCGACCATATCAACGTCGCCGGCCATCGGCACATCAGCGGCTACGGCGTGCTTAAAGACCCCGACACCGGCCGCGTGTGCCATGCGGTGCAGGTGGCGAGTTACAAGATCCTTGACCGCTACGCGCTGGAAAAAGGCTTCCGCGACCAGCGCATCAGCGCGGCAGCGTTTACGGTCATCGACCCGGCGCTGCCCGACACGCACCCTGACATGGTCAAGCTGTTCTGGTGCCCCGAAGAAGGCGTCGAGTTCCTGACGTGGCTGCGTAAGCGGCGCGCGGCGTAGTCACTCCTTCGGCGGGGCAAGGCGCAGACAGGGCACCACGGTCGGACGGCATCGCCGGTCGGGGCTTGCGCCCTCGCTTCTTCCCGCCAGTTCCCGTGCGCGGCCATTACCGCGCGTGGCCCGTGGTCCCTTGTCTGCGTCCTGCATCGTCACTCCTTCGGCGGGGCGGGGGGCAGCGGCATCCAATGCGTGATGTCCTCCCAATCGGTGCCGCTGTCCCAACCCATGCCCACAAAGATCGTTGCCGACGACCACGCGACGGGCGATTCGTACTGCTCGTCCCAGGCGTCTATCGCCACTTGGCTGCCGCCTTTAATGATTGGCTCGGCAAGCCATACCAGCACTTCGGCACTCGACTCTGGCATCCGCTCGTCGCACCGCACCCACTGCGCCGCCACAGCCGCAGCGGCGTAGGCGCGCATCGCGTCCGCGTCCCACCAGCGCCCGTCGCAGCCGAATTCAACCGGCTCTATGCGATCCGGCAGGGGCAGCGGCGGCAGTGCGTCAGTCATGGCGCCGCGACCTCTGCGGGCGACAGTAGCTCGGCGGGCCACGTCATCGCCCCGCCTCCCCGCCGTCGCACCCGACTGTGACCTTGTGCCCGTCGACGACGCTTGTGCAGATATACGGTGGGCTCGGCGGTGCGGGCGGGCGTGTCGGCCGCTCCTGAGGCGGTGGCGGCGCCGGTTCGTTCGTCCCCGCGTCGCCGCAGCCGTAGAGCGCAACCAGCAGCAGCGCGAGCGCGGCCGTCGGCCGGCGGTTCTGGTGCGCCATCACCCCTCCCCGCCGTCGCCGAGCAGCGCGCGAGTCGCCTGCGCGCATTGGTGCATCGCGTCCATTGCGGCGCGCAAGCCGGTGTACTGGTGCGCGATCAGCGCGTCCCATTGCCGCAGCAGCGCCATCGCGGCGTCGCGCTCGCGCTCGGCGGCGGCAAGGCAAGATGCCCGCACCCACCGAGCGATGCCGTCGATGTCTTGGCCCATGCAATTGTCCTTGCCGCAGCGGCGATCGACTTCGCGCAGCCTCTCCAGTTCGTCGAGCAGCGCCGTCACGACATCGGGTGAAGCGGCGGCGATGTAGTCTGCATCCCGGTCCTCGTACTTCAGCGTGACGCCCGTTTCGTACTCGTAATTCGGCACGACGACACACGCCCAGCCGGCACCTTTCGGGTGCGCCCACAGACCCTTGCCATCCAACTCCCACGGCCCCGGCGTCGCCCGCTCGGCCAACTCGCGCAGCCGCTTGATCGCGTCGTCATCCATTGCCCTGCCCCTCCGCGCGTGCGCGCAATTCGTTGGCAATCTCGCACCGCACGCGGCACTCGTCGTCGCTAAACGCCACCCGCTCCGGGGCTGCGATGTCCACCGCCTCGCGCAGTGCCGCAGCCCGCGCCGCGCGCTCGACTGCGCGACACAGCAGCAGCCACCAGACGGTGTGGTCCGCCTCGGGGCTGAGCCGTGCCGCTTGTCGCATTTCGCGGAGCCGTTCCTCGGTCAGAAGAACGTCGGTTGCGCCACGCCGCGCGTCAGGGCCATCAGCCCCTTCTGCAAGTCCGTCGCGCCGACGCTTACCCACCGCTGGTCGAGCCCCTCCTGCGCCCGCAACCTCTCCACCAGCGCGCCAATCTGCGCGCCCATCGTCTTGATCTCGTTCATCGCGTCGATCTCGGCCTGCGAGAGTTCGCGGTAGCCCTTGATCTGCCTGTGCTGGTTGTCCATCGTCTGTGCCCTCCTTGGGCGGTTGAAAATCGTCGTCGCTCATCCCTGCCTCGCTTTCGCCGCTGCTCATCGCCGACGTCCTGTGCGCGCAAGCGAGACGTTGCCGTTGCCGTAGCC